ATTCAGGAGGGCTTCAACAGCGTCTGGGCACAGGTGCAGAAGAGCGCTCCGGAAATGGCCTCGAAGCTCAGCAGAGCCTTTGGCGTGGCCACCAAGGACGGCGTGACCAACGTGATCACCGACCTTGTGGGCACCATTACCGCCCTTGTGAGCGGTGACTGGGGCGGGGCAGTGACCGGCGGCATTACCACCGTGCTGGACTTTATGGGCAGCGAGTTCGGACAGACGATGATGAATCTGGGAAAGACCATGCTGACCTTCAACAAGCTGGCACAGGGCGGCGGTACCGTGAAGGTGCTGGGACAGGTGGTCAAGGTGACCGGCGCGACCAAGAACCTTGGCAGCATCCTGGGCAACATGGGCGGTCTGCTGGGCTCTGCCACGGGCGGAACGGGACTGCTGGGAGAAGCACTGGACGGCCTTGGCAGCATTGGCGAGATGATCACCGGCTCCGGCGGCTTACTGGGCGGTCTGGGAGAACTGGGCAGCACTCTGGTGAGTGTGCTGGGCTCCATTGGCCCCGAAGGCTGGCTCATTGGCGCGGCCGTTGTGGGCGGCGGACTGCTGATCGCCAACTGGGACAAGATCGGTGATTTCTTCAGCGGGTTCTTTGACTGGCTGGGAAATGCCTTCTCGCACCTGTGGGACTGGATCAGCAACGGCTTCAAGGGTCTGGTGGACGTGGGCGGAAACCTGATCTCCGGCCTGTGGCAGGGCATTACCGGCGCGGCGGGTGCAGTGTGGAACGGCATCTGCGACTTCGGCAGTGCTGTGGTGGACGGATTCTGCGACTTCTTTGGCATCCATTCCCCCAGCCGCGTGATGGCGGGCATTGGCGAATACCTGAGCCTGGGTTTAGCGCAGGGCATCACCAACGAGACCGACTCCGTGGTGCAGGGCGTACAGGACGTGAGTGATACGGCCCTTTCCACCATGATGAATCTGGCCCAGCGGGTGGGCGACATTGCCAGCGACGACTTCGAGTATGAACCCAGCATCCAGCCTGTAGTGGACATGAGCGACGTTCAAAATGGAGTGGACTGGCTGAATGACACCCTGTTCCAGAACGGCACGGTAGCCCTGAATGCAGAGCGCACCGCAGGCCTTGCCGCCAACGTGGTGCGCAGAGCCGAGGCGACCAAGGCTCAGCAGGAAGAGGCCAACAGGACTGACCAGAAGGCAAACCCCAACGCCGACATCGTGGAGAGCGTGGAGGCACTGGGCGAGCACATCGACAGCATTGCCCGGGCCGTGGCCAACATGAAGGTCCAGATGAACGGCCGGAAACTGGTGGGCGAGATCATCAACGACGTGGACGAGGGGCTGGGGAAGATCAACCGGAGGAACAACCGATGATGGGACGGAGCGCAACTGACCCGGCGCTTTCCTCAAAGATCCCCACATTTGCGGGGCTTATTTTTAAGGTATATGACAATGCAGGGGCTTCCCGGGAATACAGCACGAGAGACTTCAATCTGGTCCCCCTGAACCCCCTGCATGTCAATGCCTTTGAGGAAAAGTACGAGACGATGGACTTTCCTTCCTACCACGGCACGCCTGAAAAGGCTCCGCTGGGAAAGAGGGTGTTCCAGAACTCGACCGGAAGCTGGGACTTTTATTATGTGGCGGACGGCGTACCTCATTCCAGCTGGGATGACTACGGACGGCACGCCATGGACGATGTGCGGGAGCGATGCGGCATCCCCGACAAGACGGAACAGAGCATTCGGCTTTACCCTGACTGGTCGAGCCGGGAAGGTGACTGGACAAGCACCTATTTCCGGCTGATGCGGATCATTCAGGGAAGAGAATGCGAGGTGCGGATGGAGCTGGGCGGAACCGTGCTCTCCACCGCGCAGACGAGAAGCTACAAAGGGCGCTGCTGGATCAGCAACGTCAAGAACGGCAACGACGGACGGGTGACGCTGACCATCTCCTATGATTTCCAGCCGCCTGCCGACATGCTGAGTTAAGGAGGAGCCATGTACCATTCCATCACCATTGGTGACAAGAACACCTGGGATGACTGGAAGATGATCCCGGTCTCCCGGCCTGTGGTGGCTCCCCCGGTGGAGAAGATCCTCTCTGTGGACGTACCCGGACGAGACGGAACCACCTACCTCTCCAAGAGCCTGACGGGTTACCCGGTGTTCAAGGCCCGGGAGGGGAGCTGGGAGTTTTATCTGGACACGGACGAGTGGCGGGGGCAGAACCTTTCGACCCCTGTAGGAACCGGAGCGCTGGAGTATCTTTCCAGAGCGCTGGCAAAGAGCAACTCGATCCCGGCACAGACCAGAGTGCGGCTGGAGGATGACCCGGCGTTCTTTTATCTGGGGCGCGTCTGGGTGAACGGGGGCATCAAGCAGAAGAACGGACACAGCGTCGTGACCTTTGCCTACAGCCTTTACCCGTTCAAGTTCCTGTACGACAACATTCAGGAGGACTGGGTGTGGGATACCTTTGGGTTTGAGACCGATCTGGCCGTGCCCTACTGCAAGGACATCCCCATCAAGGCACTCCAGAGCAAGACCTTCCGGATGCCGCCCAGCGAAAAACCGAGCCTGCTGCAAGCAAAATGGACCGGTGGGGGTTACACTGGCAAAGAGCCAGACCTACCCCTACGAAAAGGCAAAAGAGCTGGGACTTCCGGCAGAGGAGGCCTCGTACTGCCCAATGATGGACGAGGGCATGGGAAAGGTGGACATCGGCCTGATCGACAACGATCTGCGATATGACGTGTACGAAGTGCGGGCGAGCACCACGACCGGTGCGGGAACGCTCAACCTGTATTACCAGCCAGCGTACTTATGACAGATGAATCTCTCAGTCAGCTGCGCTGGGAGAACGGATTAAACCTTTCAGTCTCGCTCCGCTCGCCAGCTCCCCTAGTAGGGGAGCCCTTGGCAGGAAGATGACGTTTTGTGACAGAGGAAAATAACAGTACGGGAAAGTTTGTGAGTTAATTTCAAAATGGATGCAGAGAGGAGGGAAAACCATCGGATATCGAGTTTATGCGGGAACCATCTCAAAGAAAACGGAGACCTTTAACGGCACGAGCGCTCTGGGCTTCCAGTGGGACACCCGGGAGTGCATCTTTGATTCCCAGGGCGACACGATAGAGGGAAGCGTCTCCAACCGATTCCTCGAAGACCCGGTGCTGAACCTGGCCAAAAACGAGTTCGGCAGCTTTGAGGCGACCATTCCATACCAGATCAACACGGCATTCGGCAGTTACAAGAACCCTGTGTACACCACCCTGAAGTACGAGAAAACGTGGCTGGTGGTGGAAGAGGACGGCAAACCGATCTGGCTGGGTTATGTGACCGAGACGGAAAAGCTGTTTGACCTGAGTTACAAGCTGTATGCCGAGGGCGTGCTGGGATATCTCCAGCGATTTGTGCCGAAGGTGAACGGCGGAACCTACTATCTGACCACTGACAATCAGCTGGAGCAGTGGTCGAGCGTGCCCTCCAACAGCATCTTCTACCTTGCAACGCAGGCCCTGAAGGACTACTATCAGGGACCTTATGGAACCTTTGGCATCGGAAAGGTGAACATCCAGCCCGGGCGCACCATCGACACCTCCAGCAAGGGAACCCTGTTCGAGAGCCAGTGGAGCCTGCTGAACACCTTTTTGCTGGAAGAGTATGACGGATACCTGCGGACACGGATCGTGCGGGCAGACAACGGCACTGCGGTATGGCGGGTGTACATCGATTACCTTGTGGACACAGATGCCACCACGACACAGACCATTGAATATGGCGTGAACCTGCTGGATTTCAGCTATGTGGAGCAGATGTCCAGCGACGTGGTGACCCGTGTGACTGCATACGGCACCCAGACGACCACCAGCGGATGGTGGATCTTCAAAACGACCACCGTGAGCGCGATCTCGGAAACGGTGCGGGACGAGGCGGCAGAAGCAAAGTACGGCATCATCGAGAAGTGCATCCAGATCGACGGTAACACGAACAACGACAACCTGCGCAAAGAAGCACATACCGAGCTGAAGGGGTACAAGCAGAACATCGAGCCTGTGATGACCCTGACCGCTTACGACCGGGTGGACAGCGGGGAAAGCAACGACCGACTGGGATTTCTGATCAAGACCCACATCATCTCCAGCCCCCACGAGATCGACAAGTGGCTGGTGTGCACCAAGCTGAAGCTGCCGCTGGACGCGCCCAACGAGAAGCAGTTCACCTTTGGTCTGACCCCCGAGAAGCTGACCAAACAGCAGGTGCAGAAGCAGGCCATGGACAGCGTATGGACGATCGCACAGGCGATCATCAGTTTCCTGAACCAGCTGCTGGGCAACCTGAGCAGTTCGTAAGGGCTCAAAATGGAGGAGGTTTAGAATATCAATGGATTTTGATGCGATCATTACGGGCATCCGGAAGGCGATCTACGGCCGGGAAGTCCGTGAATACATCGCCAGCTCAATGGAGTGGACCCGGGACTTTGTGAATCAGAGCATCACCAACATCAAAGAGCTGCTCCGTCAGGCCGAGGCGGCACGGGATGCGGCAAAGGCAAGCCAGGATGCTGCCAAGGTGAGCGAGACCAACGCGAAGGCCAGCGAGAATGCGGCCAGGGCAAGCCAGAACGCTGCGGCAAGTTCGGCTTCTGCGGCGGCAGGTTCGGCCAGTGCGGCAAAGACCAGCGAAACCAACGCCAAAGCCAGTGAGGATGCAGCCAAGGCCAGTGCGGGCAACGCAAAGGCATCCGAGACGAATGCGAAAGCCAGCGAGAATGCGGCGAAGACCTCGGAGACCAACGCGAAGACCAGCGAGACCAACGCCAAGAGCAGCGAAACGGAAGCTGCCACCAGTGCTGCCAACGCCAAGACCAGTGAAGTCAACGCGAAAGCCAGCGCTGACAGCATGGGAACCAGCGTAGCCACCTGCACTGCCAAGGCCAAGGAGGCTGAAGCAAGCGCAGGGAAGGCGGCGGCAAGTGAGAAAAATGCGAAGACCAGCGAAGGAAACGCCAAGGCCAGCGAGGACGAAGCCCGCCAACTGGTGGAAGCGGCCAAGAAGGTGGTGAACACCGACAAGACCCTGACCATTGACGGCGCACCCGCAGATGCAAAGGCTGTGGGCGACAAGTTCAAGAGCATCAAGACGGACTGGAATTCCGTGACGGATAAACCGGAGACGTTTCCCTCTACGTGGGACAGCGTGAGCGGGAAGCCGAGTGTGTACCCTACGAACTGGGGCAATGTAGCGGGAAAGCCGAGCAGTTATCCACCGAGCGGGCATGGACATTATTATCTCGCAGATGAGGGGGATAATCGATCTACTGCAACAACGCCGGACAACTATAATAATTTCCCGAATTCGCCCCACGGAGGAATCGCATTCAGAGGGCTTAAGCAAAGCCAGGCAATCGGCTTAAACATTGGCGGAGGCTATGCGTATCTGCTTGGGCTTCGCGGATGGGGTGACCAATCTGGCGGCAATGCTCATGAAATTGCATTCACAAATAGCGGAATCTACGTTAGAAACGGTGCATCTACTTCTTGGGGCAGTTGGAACAAACTGAACACCAACACCATTACATCCCAAACCAGTGACCCCGGTGCGGGAAGCAGCCTT